ATGGTCGAACAATTTCTTCATATATAGAAAGAATGAGCAAAGCGAATGATCAATTGATTCGACTAGCTGAATTAGTTGCAAAAGCAGAGTCAGCATCAGAAAAAATCGATCCAGATGACATGTTTGATAAGATAAGGAACAATTAAAATGTCTAATGGTAGTAAGCCTACGCCTACAGCAACAGCAAATAAATTAGCTGTCGGAACGTTGCATAGGGATGCAACAAATCGATCTGTTTATGATGCTCTGACAAAGACAACTTTTTCTCCCATATTTCAAAGATGGGTCGTATTAGAAGTAATTTTTGATCCTACTTTTGCTACAGAGCAAAAGATATTAGATTATCAAGAATCGATAGGAACAAAAATAATAAATGCTGGATTTGTATTAAAAACTCAAATTCCAAGAAATACTATCATCGCACGGCCTGTGTTAAATGACAATTTAGGAAATAGAACTGCTGCTGAAACTGCAGTTATGTTTTTATATCCTTTTTTCCCATCTCATATATCTTTACCTTGTAAAGTTGGTGAGCATATTTGGGTAATGTTTGAACACATAGACAAAAATTTGCATCTTGGTTATTGGGTTTGTTCAATAGTTGGGCCAGGTCATGTTGAAGACGTAAATCATTCTCATTTTAATCGTGAGTATGACTCAACATTCGTTTATAAAACGAATGCACAAACTGAACATAATAACGTGCAGACCAAACCAAGATATCACTTTGCTAATGGCATCTACACTAGAACGAATAGTTTATTAGAAGACGAAGTTGTTCTCACAAAATCAGCAACGTTAGTTGGATCTCCCTCTGCATACAAAGATTTGTTAACTGAAACCGATGCTGCTCGGGCTTCAGTATATGAATCAGTTCCAAGATTCAAAAAAAGACCAGGAGATCTAGCATTTGAAGGAAGTAATAATACTTTAATTGTTTTAGGAAGAGACAGAACTGGATCTGTAGCAACTTATATAAAAAATCAAACCAGTAATGATGATTACGGAGAAGTTCTAAATACTTCATCTGTCGACTTAAACGAAGCAAACGCAAAAAAGAAAAACGCTGGGTCTATTGATATCGTAGCTGGCAGAGGACAAACTCCAAAAACTGGAGGTTCTGTTGTATTAAATGAACTTGGAAATGAAGAATTAGCAAAACATGATGCTCCTAATGTTATATCTCAATCTGAAGGAGATCCTGATTTTAAAAATGATAGAAGCAGAGTATACGTTTCGCAACGTACGTCTATTGACGCCGCTCTCGGAGAAAGTTTCGTTCAAAATAATTCAAAAAGAGCAATAAAAGATTCAGAAGAAGGTGATGCAGGAATAATCATCAAATCAGACAAAATAAGAATAATAGCAAGGTCTGATCTTCAAATAATTGTAACTGATTTTACGAAAGAAACACAAAATTTGCAAGTAGTTAAATCAGAGCCTAGCGTCGAAAATTCGTTCGAAGGTCCTACAACTTTCGAAACAAAAATGATAAAAAATGAAAAGTCAAATCCAAAAAATTGGGCGTCTGTTACAATAAAGAAAAATGGTGACATCATTTTTGAACCTTCTGATATGGGATATATTAAGCTCGGCGGAGAAGACGCAAATAGAGGAATAGTTTGTTCAACACAGCCTGTCATTGCATCAAACGGTGGCGTTGCAGGAAAATCTCTTTTAACTACTGCAGGCGGACAAATAGCTGGATCTACACTTCCAACTCCCCAAGGAAATAAACCTGCACTTTTGCAGGATCAAACAAAAGATTTAGGAACTTATGCAAATAAGGTTCTAATTAAATAATTTTTAGAGGATAATATGAGCTGTTTAGTTGACGTTGGAATTCTTGAAGAAAACGGTGAGCTTACTCAAATAGCAAAAGAAAAATTCATAGAAGAAGTTCAAGATATTTTAATATACGGAACTGAAGCTATTCCTGAAAATAAAAAACCTCTGTTCACTGACGGCGAAATTCTTGACCCAAACCCAAACCCAGAATCGCTACCTGATCTTAAAGATCCAATGTTTGAAGACTTTCAAAAAAATTGGTTTACTAGATATAAAGAAATTGCGAATACGTTAAACGTAAAGTCAAATTTCAGCTTACTTCCAGCAATCGCAGATCCTCTAGCGTTAGCAGGATCAGCATTTAATGCAGAATTACCTCCGCTTGAATTTCCAACAGGATTCTTGCCATATTTTGCAGGTTTAATTCCTCAAAAATTGTTAATTGATTTAGGTGACGCAGGACTTGAAGAATTCTTAAGCCCAGATGGTCCTGCAAAACTAACCAAAACATTAATTTCCGTTAAAGCGCCTCCTGTTCCGCCAATTCCTTCTATTCCCATAGTTACTCCTCCAATTCCTCCTATTATTGTTGTTCCTCCTTCTCCACCCATATCGGATCAAGAAATAATAGATTTACAAGCCGCGTTGTCGATTGAACTAACACAGGCTGAGCCAATACCTCAAATACAACTATCGCCAGAATTAGTTTTGTCTGACTTAGCCGCAAAGCAATTCGCTCCAGTCACAGCAATACCAAAGCTTTTAGCTGATCTAATAACAAAACTCCCGTCTTTACTCATGAAGATAGGAAACGTTAAAGAAGTTATGAAAGAAATTTGCAAAATGGTAAAAGATTCAGGAGTAGGAGGAAAAATAGAAGAAACATCTACCATCGAAAAAGCAGCTAATTCAGTATTGTCAAGAAAAATATCAGAAATGTTGCTCGTTGCTTCTATGTCATCAACAATAGGGTCGGCTCCTGGCTCTGCTACAACCTCTGTAACACAAATAACTAGTGGAAAAGAAAAGCCTTATAAGTCAAAGCCTAAGAAAGCGCCAAAACCTGTTAAGAAAAAAACTCCTGCAGAAAAAGCTTACAACTACGCTACCGGATATCAAGGGTCATATTTCAGCAACCCTCAAAAACAATTGCAATATATAACTGCACTTTTTTATAGAGAATATTCTATCGCAGGCGATCCCGAAGGAAAATATAATCTTTGGGGAATGCCTATAGAAACTATAGATGAACAAGATAGTATAAATAAAGAGGATATAATAAAAGACAGCAACGGCTGGGGGAAAAAATTAGGAAAAAAGTACAATCAGCCTAATGGCAAAACGCCAGTTCTTTCGCCGCTGCTGCCCGACGCGCCGAATGCATTTAGTCTAAACAATCCGGCCGACGTAAAGATTCTTAAAGCTGCTCCTGTTACATATAATAGTGGGTTTACTGTTCGAGCCAACCGTGATGCAGAAAAGCAATCATCCTGTGCAATGTTTTTAAGAGCTTGTATTCGAGCTGCAGGATGCAACAATTTTAGTTTTTTATCTCAATATCAAAATAGCACAGCATTAACATCATTAATCGGAATTGGATTAATGAGAAATTATCGTTGGGTTCCTGAAAGCGCTGATGACAAAAATCCAAGCATATTAGGCGATATTAACGCTGAATTGAACACAAAAGAAGGTGACACGTCCCCCGTTGCTGAAGTTCTTAAAGAAATCAAAGCAAACTGGTCACCAGTCCACGGCCGGTCACCAAATACGATTGATGAGGCAATACAACGTATAAAAATTGAAGCAAAAATAGATGAAAAAAAAAATAAAAACAATAAAATCGGCGTTTTAATAAGAGATTGGGGAACAAAAGCCGAAGCCATAAATGGCCCTATAGTTCCAAACACGCCATGGTTAAAAAGGTACATGAAAGACGTCGACAAAAAAGCGATAATTTATGGCGCTGATCTCGAAAATCTTGCTATTAGCGGCGTGTTTCCTAAACTAGAACAAGGAGATGCAGTTCTAATACTACATACGGTGGGAGAAGACCCAGAACAAGGAACAGAAGAAAGCACCGAACACGTTCTTCTTGTGTCAATGACGCGCCCGTCCGACGATTTTGGTTACACCGAAGAAGTGTCAACAAAAATACCTCATTTAAATCAACCGATTTCTGCAATCGAAGGTGGCGCACTAGATGATGGAAACTTAGACCCCAAGCAAAAAATCAAATATAACCGTTATTATAAGGTCGTGGACGCCGCACTCGGCGCATGGAAGGGCGAATTTGATTACCGCGACCCCGGCTCTCAAACGTACGCTCGTGATAGACAAAAGGAAAATGCCCCTAAGAAATCCTGGCTCAGTCCCACCCTCATGACCCTGGGTGTGAAGGCTAAAAAATCTCCTACGCAAGAAATATACTTAGAAGGAAAAGTAGAACTTCCGAATCCCCGCGCGACCGCGATTTTGCCAGTAAACTACAATCGCGGATTTACTAAAAAAAGCGGCCCCCACGGTGATCGGGACAATAAAGGTCCTGGTTTTTATTTAGGATGTACATCAATCGCAAGAACTGCAAAATTTAATAATAAAGATGCGTACCATACCGGTGACGACGTCGGATTACACCCGCGCGCCAGAAAGATAGTTGCAATAATAAAAACGAACAACTATTGTAATGAATTAGAAAATAAAGATGAAGGATATGTAGCAATAAATTATATGGATTCACATCGTGCATTGGGAAGTTATGATTCTTACGTAGAAAGCATTTCAGCAGAAACTTTGAATAGAATAGCTTACGACACATTAGGCCAAATATTTGATGCTAACCTTTTATCAAATATTCCAACTCCATAGCAAAAACGAACAGTTCGTCTAGCATTATTGTTATAATCGTCGATAAGTTTCGATCGAATGATATTTAACGATGAATTAGCATGCCATCCTATAGTTTTAAAAGTTCTGGAAAGACTTCTGTTCAAATAAAGTCAGAAATTCAACCTGTAACTTATGCTCCTATTGGAATAAAAACTCCTCTTAGATTAGATGATAAAGAATTATTTGCTATGCATTATAATAATTCAGATCAAATTCATGACAATTTAAGAAACTTAATATTGACGAATTGGGGCGAAAGGTTAGGGTTTTATTTTTTTGGTGCAAATCTTAGAGAATTAACCACTGAGTTATCATCTTTAGATTCATTTGATAATGAAGCAATAGAAAGAATACGCAATGCAGTCGCTACATGGATGCCATACGTTTTACTAGGAAATTTTTCATCAAATTTTGATAGAGAAGAAAATAAGAATGTGGGTATTTTAAAAATAATGATAACTTATAACGTAGCACAATTACGAATAGAAAACAGAATGCTACAAATATCTTTATACGTAATATAATCGATTATTCAAATGTCAAAATCAGCAATAAGACAATTCAGGAACAGAAGTTATCTTGCAAAGGATTTCGACTCATTACGAGCAAATCTTGTTCAATACGCACGTCTATACTATCCTGATAAAATACAGGACTTTTCTGAAACGTCATTAGGAGGATTGTTGTTAGACATGGCCGCTTATACAGGCGACGTCATGTCTTTTTATTTAGACCACCAGTATAACGAATTAAACGTTGATACAGCGGTTGAGACAGGCAATATAGAAAGATTAATTCGATCTGCGGGGGTTCCTATTACGGGAGCCGCGCCTGCTACAGTACAGATAAAAATATTTATTGAAGTACCTGCAGTATTGATGGACGGGAAATATGTTCCATCTTCTCAAGCGCTACCAGTTATTAGAGAAAATTCAATTTTTACTTCATCGACTGGAGTTAATTTTACTCTATTATCTGAAATTAACTTTTCAAAAAAGAATATTGATGGTGAGTATGTCGCAGAAATTAAAGCTGGAAAATTAAATTCTAATGGAAATCCTGTAACGTTCACTATGGCTACAACTGGTACTTGCATATCAGGTACAGAAAAAACAGAAACATTTTCGATAGGTGGATTTGTTCCATTTAAAACAATACTTTTATCACAAAACAATGTTACGGACATATTGACCGTCAATGATAGTTACGGAAATTCATACTATGAAGTCAATACATTAGCAGATGATGTTGTATATAAAAACGTATTAAATACAGCTGAAGATTATAACGAAATATCTGAAGCGCTGAAAGTCGTTCCTGCTCCTTATAGATTTGTTTCTATAGTAGACTTATCAACTAGATCTACGACATTAGTCTTAGGAGGAGGAGATGATAGTAACATAGAAGACGATGTAGTTCCTGACCCTTCTGACTTTGCAATATCATTTCCGTATTCAAAAACGTTTTCAAGAACTTCAATAAACCCTTTAAGATTGTTGAATACAAAGACGTTAGGGGTTTATTCTCCAAATTCTACTTTAACCATAACGTATCGTTATGGTGGAGGATTAAGCCATAACGTTCCTTCAAACACAGTAAAGTTAATAAGTCAACTTTTAATAGAATTTCCTCTTCAACCAAGATTAGATGTTATAAATTTTGTTAGATCTAGCATTGCAGTGACGAATGAAAAACCTGCATCAGGTGGTGAAGATTCGCCGTCTATTGACGATTTAAAACAGCTAGTTCCTGTAATGAAAAATTCTCAAGAAAGGATTGTAACAAAAGAAGATTTGTTAGCAAGGATTTACACTCTACCTTCAAACTTTGGAAGAGTTTTTAGAGCCGCAGTAAGATCAAACGAAACGAACCCTCTTTCAACGCAACTTTTTATTATTTCTAGAACACCTGATTCAAAACTTATAACATCCCCAGATACATTAAAAGAAAATATAAGAAAATATTTGAATCCGTATAGATTGATAACTGACTCAATAGACATATTAGATGCAAAAATTGCTAATTTATATTTTCAATTTGATGTAGTTGTTGATCCTTCCTTGAATCATCAAACTGTGTTGCAATCAATACTTAGCAAATTAATATCTCAGTTTCAAACAACAAAATTTTATATTGATCAACCAATAGTAATTTCAGATATCGAAAACTTAATCTTTATGACGCCTGGTGTGCTTTCTATAGCAAAAGTAGAATTTAAAAACGTCAGCGGAAAAATAAACAATAGACAATACAGCGATATTAGTTTTGATCCAAAACTAAATCTAAGAAAGGGTATCCTATATCCTCCTGAAGGAGGTATTTTTGAATTTAGATACCCTGATTTTGACATCGTGGGAAGGACGACATTGTAACATGTATAAGGTTTTAAAAGCCGATAAAGATGCTTACATAACAAATAGAGTTATAACGATGGCAAGTTCTGGTTCTTTCAGAACTTCTGCAAACGTAGGTTCTGCAGGTTCATTAGATCTTTTTAAACTTTATGGAGCAACATTTTCATCAAGTTCTTTAGGGTTTATTCCTAATTTAGAATTAAGTAGAATCTTGTTGCATTTTGATCTACAACCGTTAAAAGATTTAGTTTCAAATGGAAAAATAAACACTAATCACAGCAGTTTTAATTGTAGTTTAAAACTATTTGATGTCTATGGGGGACAGACGACTCCTACTAATTTTGATATCTCGGTATTTCCTCTTTCAAAATCTTTTGATGAAGGAGCAGGAAGAGATGTAGTTTATTACTCAGATTATGATGCTTGCAATTATATTTCTTCATCATTTAATGATGAATGGATTTTAAAAGGATGTTCTCAAGGTGGCTCAGCAGAACAAATTTGTGATTACATTACTTCTTCAATAAACATACAAAATCTAAGCTTAGAATCTTCGCAACATTTCAAAACAGGAGAAGAAGATTTAACAATTGATGTAACAAAAATAGTTTCTGCAACATTATCAGGAATATTGCCTGATAGCGGGTTCAGAATTTCTTTAAAATCTTTTCAAGAACAAGATGAATATTCATATTTTGTAAAAAGATTTGCAAGCAGAACTGCATTTAATGAATCAAAACGTCCAAGATTAATCATTAGATGTAATGATTCCTTACAAGACGATTCCAAAAATATAAGATTTGATGAAGAATCAACTATATTCATTAGAAATTATTCTCATGGAGAACTATCAAATCTTCTTAGTCAATCCAACATACCAGTAGTTGGTCAAAATTGTTTATTATTAAAGCTTTTGACTAGTGTATCAGGAAATTCAAGCTATAATTTAACGTTTACTGGATCTCAACATCATGACGGATTGAACTATTCAACTGGAATTTATTCCGCATCATTCAAAGTTCCTCAATCAAATTCTTTATTATATGCAGAATTATTAAATTCTGGCTCAGTTACATTCACCCCGACGTGGAAATCTTTAGATGAATCAATAACTTATCTAATAGGTGACAGTTTTAAAGTTTTTCCTCCGCAACGTTCAAATACTGCAATAGACTTTAAAAATTATATTGTTACAACTTCAGGAATTCAATCACTTCATCGTACTGATGAAAACATTTTTGTGAGAGTAAATATCTTCGATTATACATCACCTTATGTTACGTTAGTTAAACGTTCTATTGAAGACACAACACTTGTTGTTAAGAAAGCCCATTATCAAATTAGAGATGTTTCTACAAATGAAGTTGTTGTTCCTTTTGATGAAACCTATAAGTCAACATTAATAAGCAGCGATTACAACAGCATGTATTTTATTTTAGACTCTTCGAATCTTACACCTGAGCGAAGTTATACTATCGATGTCATGCTTTCAATTGGAGAAACAAAAAAGATCTTTAAAAGCATTTCAAACGTGTTTAAAATTAGTGACACTCAGGTTAATTAATGTCAAATTATAAAGCATCTCAATATGTTCCTTCTTTTTTGAAGTCTGCGTACCAAGGACAAAAGTCAATTTCATTAACGTTTTCTGACGTCTCTGGATCTAATTTTCAAAATCAAGATTCATTTGCGTATAATCCTGAAGGAGTTGGGTTAAAGTCGACGCAACAACTTAATGTAGATTGGTCAAAGTTTGAAAATCACACGTTTTTCATGTCAGCTGAAGCAAAAGTCAATCTTTCATTTGAGCAAATTATTAACGGATTTCCATTTGATGGAACAAAAAAAGAAGTAGAAGATTTTTTTACGGGACTTACCGGTTTTGACAAATGGGTTTTTGATAGATTTCCAAAATTTCATGGGCAGCTTCATTTTTCAGGAACGCAACTATCAGAAAC